TGTTTGGCTCTCGGGGATGGGGAAATTTATAGATACGTTGCGAACGCTCTGGCCATAAGTTTGTTTTGCGCGCTCAGTACATTCCTGTATAGGGTCAGATTTACCGCCCCAGGTATAGGCACTAGCGGCCTGAGAAAAGAATAAAGAAAGCGCCAAGCACAGCCAGGAATGCCAGGTCTTCGGGGGATATATACATTTGAAGTTCACCATGTTCACCAACTCCGGGCAATAAAAAAGCCGGGGGCGTATAAACGCCACCGGCTTAATTGGGTGGAACTTAGGTCCCAGCGCGCTGAGCTTTCTTGCCGACACCAATCAGGGCGACCAGGCCGAGCATGGCGCCGGTGATGGCACCGGCAGCAACGATGCCACCGCCGATGTAGAGCAAAACCTTGGTGGTGTCGATGTCGCCTTCGGCGGCCATGGAGACGTTGGAGACGGTGGCGATGACAGCAGCGCTGCCGATCACGACTTCGCGCTTGGCGTTGGCGAACAGAGATTTCAGTTGTTGCATGTTTGGAACTCCTTTCAGTGTGGTATTGCGGTACGCAACTTCTTTGCGACCCAGACAAACGCCAGCAGTGCAAGAACTGCGGAAGTTATCTCGGCGCGTTGCGTCCAAGTTAAGGCGGGAGTTAGAAAATCCCGCATCTCTTGGACCGTGTAAGTCTTAAGTTGCCCTTGACACTCGGTAGTGCCGTTGTCGTGGAGCAACCAAACACCGTCACAGCCCAGGAAATTCATAGATAAGGCCTCGCCCTTAAAATGCCTCCGGATTTTAAGGGCTCACCCTTATTGAATGCGGAGGACATGGTTTAACCTGCCTTGGATTGAGCGGGGGCAGTGGCGAGAGTGGGGTTATTGATGCGACGAGACTGCCGAGGATCGATCTCGAAACTCAGGCGATTGTCTTTACAGGTAACTTTGACGTCGGTTTCGTAGAAGCCTACAGGAAGAACTTCGTTGGCCTTGCCGCAGTAGTATTCGAAACGGATGGGATAACGAGAGCCCTCAACATGGGCGAAGGCTTCGCACATGTGATATTCCTTGCCGGCACCGGAAATGCCAGAACGGTTGTCGCCGGTAGTTTCGAATTTGATAGTAAGCGCCATGGTTGTAATCTCCAGATATGCGGACTTTAGGAGCGGACGATAATGTCGCCGACATAGGGCGCGCCGCTTGATTGTTGCGTGACAAGTTGCCACTTACGCTTCCGGGCAATTTCTTGATGACCCGAAATCAATTCGGCTGGAGTAACGGACTCAACAGCCTGGAATACTTCTTGGATAACGCTTCCGGTAGTTTGCAAGTTACGAATCTTGTCTTGCATAACTGCCCTGGAAGAAACTTTGCCGCCGAAATAGTTGTCAAACATAGACCTAGACATATGAACCTCAGTAACGGCGATAAAGTCTTTTGAATGAGTAACAGCCAAGAAAGAAAAAGGCTACAAATGAAGCGATAACAGAAAACTCGTTTGGGTAGTTAATCGCGGCATATGCAATAAGAATGAAGGCAAAAAATGGAGTGACAAAAACAGTTGCAATGCCAAGATTAAGAAGAAATGCGCGAAGAAAAGTAATCACTACCCTACCCTCCTGGCTGAAAAATGAACCAGTTTCTTATCGAAAAAGAAATCGGGAATCTTGGCCGGAGAGGCTTCAAGAACACGAATCATCGGAATAACGTTGGTATCGTCGCGGCGGTCGCAGCGGATATTTATATCGATGCCGTACGACATAAGAATGTCGCGATGGCGGTAATAAGTGCCATTGGCGAGCATATCTTTTAGATCATGCCCTTGTTTCCAGAGTGCATATGTGCCGCGCACCTTGCTGGGAAGGGAAAGAAGCTGTTCCGTATTGAGTTCAATTTGCTCTGACATATCAAGTTCCCCAATAAATTGGCGGTACAGAGCCCATAGAGCCGCCGGGGTGAGTGTTTTGGCAGTTTCCATGCCGAGTGCCTTCAGCTTTTTAGAGCGAAGGCGAAGCTCTACGCGCAGCTTGTTATCAAGCCACTCGTAAATTTCCGGATATTGATGGAAGTCTTCGGGCAATTTATGAGAGCCGCCCGAGTTAATTTCGTCAGCCTTGCAGTAACAAACTACAGACCAATGGCTAGAGCCCTTGCCGAAAGTTAGAGTACCCCTGTTTACAACGGGCCGCCCATGACGAGACTTACACTTGAACTCGCCCGCACGGAGCCAGGCGCGAACGTCGGACCGGCTTGGAAGTTCAAACATTCGGTTGTAATCGACGCGAGTGACACGGTATTCGCCGTTACGGACTTTTTGACGCTCAAAGTCAGTGGGTTTAAGCCCCACCAACGAGCAGAGTCGATTAAACGCGTCGAAGACGAGGCACAAAAGATCATCGCTACCTACCAAGTTGTGACCCTGGAGCCATTTAGAGGGGTTGCCGTCAATGTAGAGGTGAGTCGCATTGCCGCGACCGTCACCGCCTACGCTACGGATATGCATGGTTGAGCTATGAGAGCCCTGGACGAGAAGTTTTCGAGGGGTCTCCCAAGCAACGGTACCGTCGGCTTCGATGCAGACGACGGCACCGCTCGAAAGTGGCGCGTGATGCAATTCGATGAGGGCGGCAACCCAGTCAATCATGCTAAAAGCCCGTCAAGCCCAGTGAGTTATCCATTCAGGGTTAACACATTACACCTTGAGGGCAGTGGTTATCCACCCCCTAAGGTGCAATTCATTACACCTGCTGAAAAAACAAGGACTTAGGATTGAACGACCCCCAAAGCACCGAGCGAGACGCCATGAACATCGCAGAAACACTGAAACGAGCCAGGAAAAGCAAGGGCCTAACACAGCGCCAAATTGCAGAGATGGCAGGCGTTTCGCTGGAAACGTACAAGGGATGGGAGGGGGGAAGACATGCACCGCGCTCTGTGAACATCGCACCCCTAGCAAACGCACTGGACATATCGACCGACGAACTGATGATGGACGCGGGAGAGCGCTCGATATCGGAGGACCTGCGGGCTCTGTTTCAAGCAGCAGACAAGCTGAGCGACGAACAGAAGCGGAAGCTGCGAACGGCAATACGGGGGATGCTGATCGCTATCAGCCAGGAAGAGCTAGAGAGGGAGTGATTCCCAAAATGGGAGAAAAGTCGGGTATCACCTATACCCGACTTTCCCGGCCACAGCGGGCAGCCTGGGAGGCCTCAGGGAGTGGGCCTGCACAGCGCCATACAGCTCGCTGGGCTAGATGGGCGGGTTTTTCCTCGGAGGTCTGAAGGCCCGCAATGGGCGTCAGCAGAGAGCGATATACGGCGCCGCAGTGCGCACCCGTGGGGTGATCATGGCGCGAGGTGAGTTCGGAGCGGCTGGAGGCAAGGCGTTCGCGGACGTGCACCGAGCGGCGGGAGGTACCGGAACGAGTTCCAGGATGACGACCTGGCGCGCGTTTTTGGTACCAATCGGCGCGGCGAGCTGGAGTCGGCCCGCGCCGATCTGGCAAATCAGTGGTACCAAAACCTACGAACGCTGGATGCGAGCCAGAAAATCGCGAGACGACTCGCCAGGGAGCGGATTGGTACCAGAATCATCAGCTGCAGGATCCTGCAGGCGCCCGCCGGCGGAACGTTTTGGTACCGAACCGTCAAACAGATCACCCTGGCCAGTGGCTTCGAGGAGGCGAATGGCAGCCTCGCGGGCGCCCTGAATGGTCTGATCGCGAACGGCAAGGAGCTGTTCGAGTCGAGCAATCTCCCCCTTCTGCCACTCGACCGTTTTCATGAGGAAGTTGTATTCAGCTGCTGCCTTGGCATAGGCCTTCGAGCCGGTGGACGTGCCGGTATAGCGCTTGAGCTTTTCGACGAACGCATCGTCAGCGTCAGGGATTTTGATCAACATGGCGTCGCTCCTTGGTACCAAAATATACGCCCTGGACGAGTGCCCGGGCTGAAAAATGGTACCACCACGAATGGCTGAGCGGTACCAAAATCTCCAGCTCGAGGACGACCAGGACGAACGTTTAGGTACCAAATAACCGAGGGGGTCGGCGCTGGCCAAGAGCGAGACAGGCAAGAACAGGTACCAATCCGTTCAACCAGCTGGGCACCAGGCGCGCGAAAAAGGTACCACCTCAGAGGTCGAGGATGTCGCGGCACGCAGCCTGGAGACGCTCGACGCGGCGGTCGAGGTCAGCAGCTTCGTCGTCCAGCTGGAGAACGCGAGCGCGCAGGCGGCGGAGATCGGCAACGAGGTTGGGATAGTCCTGCAGCACGTAACAGACCGCATCGAGGTCGGAGCCAGGTTTGGCGTACAAGCGGGCCTCGCGGACGAGGTGCGGCGGGATCGGGAGGGGGATGGGGTCACTCATAATCGCCATTACGTTACGCAGGGCCCGGAAGGCTACGCCAGTGTCCGGACCCCGCTCAACGTAACGCCGTCCATTATGAGCAACCGGAGGTTAACCCTGCGGGGCTGAGTAGACAGGATTAACGCCAGGGCCTGGACGGATATTCGCTGTCAGGAACAACGGTCAGACGAGGCTGCACCGTCGCCGCCGATGACGCTGCGCGCCCTCGGTCTATCGGCGGCGCCGGTTCTACCGCGAGCGACGAGCTGGTAATCAGCGAGCCATTCGACCGGCCGCTAGCGTACAGCGGCGGGTTCCGGGTGTCGTCGAAATAACCATTGTTCACCACGTCCATGCAGAACTCGAAAGTCGTTTGGAGGCGCGTGACCTGCTGCGTGTAGCACTGGCAGGAGTACTCAACACCGCGAACGACACCGTGAGGCATGCCACGCTCCGTGGAACGTTCGACGAGTGCAGGATCCCGGCTTGCGGCACAGACGGGCTTGGGGGCGCTCCTGGGGACGTTGAGGGTGTCGTAACGAGGGGCCGATGCGGGCACGTCAGGAACACGCGGCGTGAGGTCCTGGACAAAGCGCTCGGGAGTGACTTCATCGGTGGATGCCTTTGAAGGCGCGGCCTGGACGGTTTGACCTGGCGCGCCAGGTGCTACCGGTGTTGCCCCTGGAGCCATCTGCTCGCCGGTATCGGTGCGGAGTTGATCCATCTGCGACTTCTCGCTGCTGACGAGCCACCAGATCAGGCCTACCAGGAACAGGATAGGCAGAGACGTCAGGCCGATAAGCAGAGGCAAACGCTTGAGGTACGCGGGCGTGCTGGGCTTGTGGGTGTGGACGGTGCTGGACTTGTACGTGCCGAAGTACGCGGGATCAAGCACCACCTTTTCTTCCTGGGCTTGCTTGAAATTCACCCTTTTCTCGGGGCTGTCAATGCAGAACTCGTATTCGTGCCGAAAGATGCCCTTGGTACGGCCATACGGGCGGATAAAGTTGATGTGTTTGCCGACCAGCTTGCGCACTGGCGACGACAACAGCGACGGGTGTTGCGTGATCAGGTGGATATCAAGGCCCTGGTGCCGATGGGTCTCGAAGCGGGTGACCTTCTCGGGCCTGGCCCGGGTGCCGTCGTTGCCGAAAACCCGCTGGGCTTCGTCGATCACGATCACGGAGCCGTCCGGGAGGTTGAACCACTCTTCGGGGGTGTCGAACTCGACCCACTGCGATTTGAGGCGGTCGGCCTTCAGCTCGGGAATGCCGTAGTAGTAGATCGTGCGGGGCGGCAGGTCCGGGTTGTCGGGGTCACGGTGGAGCCGCTTGGTGGGATCCGCCGGATCCGGTTGATGTTCTTGGTCGATCTCGCGGATCGCGTTGAGCGTTTTGCCTGCGCCTGGCAGGCCGGTGCGTAGATAGAGCATGACCGCCCTCCCCTTATACCTTGCCAGTCCAGCGAACGCCGGACTTGCTGCCTGACTTGTCCATGCCCCACAGCACTGCGCGCGCGATGTAGCAGCTGAACAGGATGTTGATTGCGACGTCGATTTGCAGGATGCCCAGGACCTGAAGCCAGGCGGCCGGCGTGGCCGAGAGCATGGAGAAGACGTAATCCTTGGCTTGGTTGAGGATGAGGTTGACGCCGGTATAGGTGACGGCGGCAAAGCCCAAGCCGCGGAGCAACTTCCAGCCGAGCGGGACGAGCGACCAGCCGATCGCGCGCAGTAAGAGACCGATGAGTGCAGGCATTAGGAGAGGCCTCCAGCGATGATTTCAGCGCCACGGCGCATAGCGAAGGCAACGACGAAATAGCCGAGCCACGTGAGGATGGTGCAGAGGTTGGCGATGGCCTGGCCGAGCGGTATGGAGCGGCTAGAACCATCGATCCAGGAGA